AGCTTCAAGGTGCAGTTGGACAGAAAATAGAAGCAAGTGAAAATTTGACCAATGGCATGGCAATAATTAGCAGTCAACAATATCTTGATGAGGATATAGTTGCACACCACATGGAACAGATGCAGGGACAAGACGAGCTTGTTTTAGAGGTTGTCGATTCTGGGGGAACAGATGATGACGGGAATGATCTAATGGTTCTATATGATGGGCATCATCGAAAAGCGGCGGCAGAAAATTTGGGGATTCCAATTAGATACACTGAAATATCTGACAGAGATAGGAATCAGATGTTCGGAAACTTGACGGGGGAAGATTTCTTAGAATCGAACTACATAGACAGTGAGTGGAGATATATCAGCTCTAATAGGCTTGTATGGTAGCATTATGTAGTTTCAGACATTGAGGTGGAATTGTGGGTAATTTCTATACTGCTCACTATACAGAGCGTAAAGAGCTGCAAAAAAAATTCGGTCGAAAGCTATCGCTAAAATCGAAGTATAAGCCGAATTTCCCGATGAGCGTAGAGCGGGAGTTCTTGCGCGTATCTCGCGCGATCTATCGTGAGTTATGGGGTGCGCTCGAACCTATCATAGCCGGGGCGTTGCTAGCGGTGCAACGCGGGGAAACGATACCTGACCTTGGGTATTATGCTGTATCAGGATCGTCCCGCAAAAAAATAGAGAAAATTGGCACACAACTAACGAACTTCGCTATCAAACAGTGGAAGCTTGTTACAAAGCGCACCTTGGATATCGACATAAACAATGCGTATTATCAGGGAATGTTCGAAGCTCTTATCAAAGATTGGGAGCATAACCAAATCCATCGAATCCAGCAACGGATTGACGAGACGATAGCTGATATTTATGCCGTGCTAGATGAGGCGGGCACTGGCGTATTTGACGTTATCCCGATTGGCACAGTTGCCGAAAACGTGCGGCATGAATATGAGAAATTGCAAAGCGGCCTTGAATTTGTGGCACGTGACAGCACAGGCAATATGTTTTCACAAATGATTATGCTTATGGCGATAGACGCTATGAGTGAGCAGTATATTTGGAGCACAAAAATGGACGGCAGAGAGCGTCCCGCTCATGCGGCTCGCAATGGTCATATTTTCAGATGGGACGATCCCCCGATTGGTGGCGCACCCGGTGAAGATTATAATTGTAGGTGCATAGGCTGGCCTGTTTTTAGAAGACCATATTAGATATGAAAGCGGAAATTTAGGAGGATTTACACTATGGCACGAGTACAACCGCCCCAAAGATTGCCCGACGTCTATCATGATATCAGAAGCGTCACACGGCCTACTGCAACGATCCCAACGCGAGGCAGAGTTATGGCAATGATCACGTTGGATTGGTTCAACCCCGGCGAGGTCGTTAGAATTAGTACCTCTGAGTGGCAATCTCCTGATTCTCTCGCGCTTCTTGGGATGTCTCCCGGCGCGGGCTTCGACGGGAATATTGGAGTTAGCGCACTCATGGATGGCGCGGAAACTGGTCTCATTTTCCCGCGAAACTCTACTGGGGCGAAAGCAACGGGCGGGGTCGGGGATGTTATGTTTACCGCCGCAAAGTATGGGGCGGCAGGGAACAAGTTAAGCATACAAATTTCTGAACAGGGCACCGCCCACAGAGTAACGACCTTCTTTAGCGGCGTTCCTGTTGATTCGCAGATCATCAGCAATATTTCAGAATTTACAGGGAATCGCTTCATCATGCCAGAGGTAACAATCGGGTCAGGAGAAGCACCCGAAACCGTGATTATCATGAACGGTGAAGCCAAGTTCGATGGCGGTGATAGCGGAACGATCCCTAGCTATTCCGAGCGGGCAGCAGTGTTTCAATCTGCGGCTTCTATTGAAACGTGGGATGTTATCGCGTTCAGCATTGACCCGGAAGAATCCGGATATACGTCTGCTGTTGCTGCATTTATCGAATGGCTAAATGTTACAAACGAGGAGCAACAAGAGGCGCGACATGCTGTTATCTTCAACTATACAGACCTGAGCAGTGACAATTACGATGTCACAAACATTCGACAAACATGTAGATTTGACGGCGAACTTCTTTCTCCAAGTGAAATGTGTCTATGGGTAGCTAGCCTATCTGCGGGTGCGGCGGCAAACCACTCAATGACGGCTGATAGATTGCGTCGCGCGTCAGACTTGCAACCACGATACAACGCGCAGAACCGAGAGGAGTACATGAATCGTGGGTTCTGGCTTCTGCACGAAGATCAAAATGGCGTTATCACAGTCGTTCGCGATAACAACAGCTTTGTTAGCACTAGCTTAGATTTCAATATCCAGTGGACAGATAACCGCTCAATGCGGACACGCCATGCTTGGATGATTGGTGTGTCAAATATTTTCGACACCGAGTTTAAAGGGGCTGTAGCGGACACCGCAGAAGGCCGCACGCTATTCCGCGTGGCGTGTGACCGCCTCGCCACCGCGTTTGAAGAAGTTGAGATGTTTGCAGAACATGACATTTCAAAGATCGCGGTGGTATCTGGTGCATTTAGAACATGGGGCGCGGATTATGAGCCTGCGGTTATCCCAACGGCGGTAGATACGCTTGACTTTAGAACACGGATTACGTGGTAGGAGGTAAAATATAATGGCACAAAGAAACCCGTTCGCACGGTCGGTCACACGGAACGTGCAAAGAGCGTCTGAAACAGTGCTCACTATTATGGAAAATGGGGTTGCGCCGCGTGTAATTGGCGAATTCATCACCTTTTCCGCTGAAAAGTCACCAAACATGGTAGATGTTCCTATCGCGGGTCAGTCTGGTAAGCCGGGGCAGAAAAATACCGGGTCTACACGAACAGGTACTGCAACCTACTACGAGGGTACAGACGGTAGCTTTTGGGAGCGCATGGACGAAGACCGTGATAACGGCATTGAGCGTCCGTTCACCATCGTTACGTCTGATAGGGATGATATTGCCCCAGCAGTCGGCGAGGCGATCCGCGAGTATTCACACTGCCTATTGACCAATAACCAACCAGCGGGCGTTGACCCTAGCGGGCTTAAAATCGCAACTATCACATTTACTTATGAAAACAAAAAACTTGTCCAAGGCTATACGCCTGTACAGGGGGTGATCTAGCATGATTCTTGATGTGTTCAAAGAAATCCAAGATGTGCGGTCACGGACGACGCCAGTCAAGGTGACTACATACGGCAAAGAGGTTGAGCTTACAATAAGAATGCTTGACCCTATCGAGAATATCAGGATATCAACAATGATGGCTCGAAAACAAAAAAACATCGGCAACGTGACAGACTTAGATTTAGCAGAAGCTATGTTGTGTGCTATCGCCTCAAGCGCGGTAGAGATTGCTGAATTGTCGGTTGAAATCTTGGCGGGTGTGCTGAATTGGCCTATGACTGACGTAGCAGAGAATGTTGACTACGCAAGACTTGAGTTCGTCAAGAATTTTTTCGACGCGCATTCTATGAATGCACTATATGTAGCGATTGTACAGCACACAGGCGATATGATGGACGAACAGAGTGACGAGGCCGCAGAGGTAGCCGACACAGTAAAAAACTAACATTTGGTGTATATTCAGATGATACATTGGTCTCCCCGCTCATGTTCTGGGCGGGTCAGGCTTTCATCCGTTACAAAATCTTGCCTTGGGAATTTGTAGCGTATACTCCGACACAGCAAGGATGGTTACAAGGGATCATGCAAACAGAGATCGAGCACGAAAAGGAACAGAAGGCCAAGATCGACGCAATGAGAGCTGGAAGCGAACAGATTGACGACGATCTTGATGATGGAGCGGGTGAGTATTAACCTTTCCCGCTCCAAACCTAACTAGAACACAGAAGGGCGGGCAAATGGTTTGGCGATTATAAAAAATACCATAATTTTGGATGACCAAATGTCTGCCGCCCTTGAAAAGATACTTGGACAGGTAGAAAATTTAAATCAAGCCTTTGGTGATATGCCGGACGCTTTTGTAGATGTTGCTGCTGGTATAGAATTGGCAGAAGAGCAGGCTGGCAAGCTTGCAGAGGTGACATCAGAAGTTTTTGAAAAGATGGACGCTGGTACAACCGAGATGGTCGAAGCGTTTGCAGAGGCCGAGGACGCTATCGCAAGCATGGCAAAGGCCATGGACGGGAAAGCGGACGCGATAGATGGCGTTTCAGATAGTGTTGAGGGGCTAGGAACTGCGGCAGGGAATACAGGCCGTGGAATGCAGCTGATGACGCAAGGGTCAACGCGGTTGCTTGGCAGTCTCGGACTTATGCCGAAGGCTCTAGGAGGCATGGTCACTGGCGTTGTACAGCTTAACCGGGGCATGAGCGCAACGATCCCAACGGCGGCGAAGCTCACGGCGATGATCGCACCTATTGCGCTTGTCGCTACTGGCGTTATCGGGGCGATATCAGCGATACAAAGATTCTCTGGCGCGGCTAATGATATGGACGCTGTGTACGACAGAGCCACCGCTCTTGTGCAACAAACTGAGCAACTAACTAGAAATTTAAACGAAAATATTGACGCACAGATCATTTTAAACCGGGTCGGAGCAGACGAGGAAATAATCAACCGATTCGACGCAGAAAACAAGGCAATTCGAACACAAATTGAGTTGCTAGAGCGCAGGACGGCAGAGGAACGCATTAACGCCGCAAACGACGCTCTTGAAACCTACAATAACACGCTGTTCCAAACTAACGAGCGGGTCACTGCATTCATCGAAGAGAGCACAGTTGCAGGAACAATGCTTGTTGAAGGCTGGCGATATGCAGAAGCAACCGCTGGGGAGATGGCGACAGCTTATTTAGATATGCTCGAATCTGGCAAGGCGTTGTCAGAAGAGCAATTAAGGGCACTTAGTGAGTACATTAACCAAATGGATGGTTCGCTTCCTGTTTTTATGGCAGCAGGCGATACGCTTCTTGCTAACGGCAGAAAAGCAAGTGACCATGTTGCAGATATAGAACGATTAACGGCTAGGTATTTAGAACTCACAAGCGTAGCGTCTGGGACTGGTTCTGCTCTTGACCGCTTCGGTAGCGACGTAGACGCGGCGAGAGCGTCAGCACAGAGAATGAGCAGGCAGATAAGAAGCTTGCAACAGTCGTTTGGTCGGTTTGGACAGATATCCGATAATGTATCTCAGGCACTTAGTGCGCTTTCCACGGCTACAGATGGGACGACATTTGCATATGGGAATGCAATTGACGCATTCAATGTGATGACAAACATTGGATGGGAAAGCATCGCCATGTTGTTTGACGCAGAGGGTGCAACGCTTGACTTGGAAGAAGCTACAAATTTGCTATATGTAGCGCAAATTGAGCTTATGGCACTTGAAATGTCACAGCAATTGATTGATCAAGCACTAGCTTGTGATGTAGCGTCCGAACGCATGATGGGGTACAAGGAATCAATTGACGATGGGACAGCCTCATTGCACGAATTAGCGGCGGCGGCGGCGGCGGCTTTAGACATGGGTGCAAGCTTTTCCGCAGTGCAGGACATAACCAGAAACGCTATTAACGAAGCTCGCTCTGGCGGTCGTGGCGGTCGTGGCGGTCGTGGCGGAGGCGGCGGTGGAAGCGGCGGTGGAGGTCGTGCTCCTGTGCCCGTCATCGACGTTGACGCATGGAAAACGCGCCGTGAAATCATCCGGCTAAAAGAGGATGTCGCAAAAATTGACTTTATCGGAGGCGCATATCAGGCCGCCCCGGTCTATAATTTGGGTGGAACAACAGTCAATGTATATCCGTCTCCCGGCATGAACGAAGAGGCAATAGCGCAACGCGCGGGACAGTATGTCGCCGCCGAGGTTGCGGATCAACTCCACGCGTCGTTTGTTTCTAGCCTAGCATAATGGGAGGATAAACCATGATACCAAGTCTACGAGATGAATATGCCGCACCTATAAACCCAGAGCGCGAATCTTCCCGTTCTGTTGGCTATATACAGACGGTTGGTGACTACGAAACTAGACTAAACGGGTATGTTGACGGAATCGAAGCCGTGCGACAGGCAATTTGGCATATATTTAATACAGAGCGTTATGACAATCCGCGTATCCATGGAGTAAATTACGGGTCTGAGCTCCGGCAGTTTGTCGGCGAGCGGGTCACATACCTAGAGGCGCGTGCGGATCAGGTGATCAGGGACGCGTTAATGCAAGATGACAGGATTGTTGACACTAGGATTTTAGACATTACACAGCCTGATCCGCGATCTGCGGTTATTGATGTGCTTGTCATTAGCGTTTACGGCGAATTTGATGAACGGTTCGAAATCCCATTAGTAGCATGAGGTGGCTGTGATGACGCAGGAACTGCTTGATCTGAAACAAACGATAATCGAAAAATTACAAACAGTTAGAGATGACCGATCATTTGCGGCACTGCTAACTGCATTGCTTTCTGATATCGCTGATATGGACGAATCGCGCGGCGATTTCATGCCGATACTTACCCGCATGTTTGAGCGATTGAACCAAGACGAGACGCAACCATATGATACGAGGCAATCAAGCCCGGCCTATAATCTCCTCGCACCGATTGCGGCAGCATTGGCAGATCAGGGCGTTTTAGTTAAGATCATGACCAATCAAGTGTTCGTTCACACGGCAAACGGCATATCACTTGATGAGCTTGGCGCGGATCATGGCGTTTCCCGGCGACGAGCCACACAAGCACTCCGAACTGGCGCGTCTTATAATGTGCGCGGGGAACTGTTTGATTTCCCGATAGGAAGTAGGCTGATGACCCGTGGAGACCTCACGCCTATTGTGTTTGAAATCATAGAGAGCACGGGCGGCGTTGTGCGATTTCGATGTGAAGAGTATGGCACAGTCGGAAACACATATTACGGGGAGTTATCGCCGACTAGCTCTGTTTCGATGAACGAATTCGGTCGTGCCCTGATAACCGACACGTTTGTGCCGGGGCAAAATGATGAATCTGACGAAGATTACCGCAGTCGTCTTCTTAGGCATTTGCGGCGCGTTGGATTTGGCGGAAATGTCGCACAATATCAAGAATTTATGCAGGCGATCACAGGCGTCACAGACAGCATGATATTTCCTGCTTGGCACGGCGGCGGGTCTTCGCATGTATCTATTGTTGTTTCTAATAATGAGCCTGCGGCTGCTGGGTTTGTTGAGCACGTGAATAACGAAGTAGACCCCGTTGAGCGGAGCGGGTCAGGTTTTGGAATCGCCCCGCTTGGCCATCGCGTTCGAGTGACCACGCCCGAATGGATGGATATTGATATAGGCGTCGATGTTGTATTGTCATTTGGGGTTTCTTTGTCGCAAGTTCAGGATCGCTTAGAGGAGCTTTTGCGCGGGTATTTTTCTGAGCTTAGAAGCTCCGTTCTTGATGTGTGGGAACAGACCTATTTTGCAAACATTGGCATGCAAAATGAATTTGTGAACGTCCGTGATCAGTTGGCGGCATTGTCTATCGAACACTCAGACCCGCGATTGTTGGAACTGGCAGACTACTTCCCTGCCGAAAAAGCTATACAAACGCATACTTGGAGAACTATAGTACACCCTCAGACTATCGGCGTTCGGTTGCTTGAAACGGGGCTAGTCTCTGCGGTCGATTTTAATAGCATGCAGATGAATGGTCAGATTGATCCCAACGGGTTTCGGATCGACCATGATCAAGATATGCAATTTCTCCCGCGCCTTGGGCAGATACATGTTGAAGCGGTTGACTATATTACGCCGATTGTTCCACCAACTGACCCAATCCAAACGGTTCAAAAAGTGTACATTACTGGATATGATAAGCCTGTATCCGAGATTTCAGAAATTGCAGAATAGAGAGGGTTTTTCACAATGGAAATTGTCCTACAAGAAATGTTCACAAAAGGGAAAGAATCTGCAATCATCCCTCTTTCTGTTAGCATTGGGCAGGGTAGCACCACTCTACTTGTAGAGGACGGGTCTGCGCTTTCTGACGCACCTAACACCGCAACTATATTTGACCGTTTCGGATCGGTTATCGAAACGATAAGGTACAGCGAGAAAACGGGGAATACCTTGACAGGTGTTACGCGCGGAATAGGTGGAACTACCGCAAGATCATGGGTTCCACGCACTGACAGCCACGGGAATGCAGTTATTAATCTAACAAACGCTGTAACATCTTTTGAGCATGACGCTACCGTAGCAAACCTACATACGCTACTGAAAATTTCGCAAGAATTGCAAGATCAGATTGACAAAATAGAGGTCGGAGACGCTAATCTTCAGCCAGTATTAGACGATATTTCAAACATCCAAAAAGAGATTGAAGATTTATGGACAACAATCAACGATTTCGGCGGCGTTGATATGTCTGGGTTTGTCGTTAATTCTCAGTTAGACGCTCTGCGTGATGAGTTGCAAGAAAAAATAGACACGGTAATCGCCCTCATCGGAGATGGGGGCGGGGTTGATCTGTCCGTTATTCTTGCGGATATCGCCGATATGCAGGATAAGTTGGCACTGATTCCGGGCAATGTGGATTCTGCAATAGACACACATGACACTTCGGCTGAATCTCACTCTGACATTAGGATGGCAATTAGTGACCTTTCCGATTCCGGTGGAGGTGCGGCATACATACCAAATTATACGAAAATTTCCGCACCTGTTATCGTTGAAAATAACGGAGAATGGGTGGCAGAACAAGACGGGTTCATACAAGTTGAATCTGGTGCCAACTCTATTGATTCTGGGTGGATTCGTCTCAATGTTTGGATTGCGGGCGAGCGTATCCTATGGGATTCTGCAAGTTCCGCACAAAACACAGGCAATCTAATTAGGATAAGTGGGTTATTCCCGGTTGGGGCAGGCGACCCGGTTAAACTAGAAGCGCATTATGCAGAGGGTCGCATTGAAAATCCGTATGTTGTGGCGCGATTTGTTCCGCCACGCAATATAGTTTTGGGAACAGGCGAGCGCGGCGAGCCGGGAGTGCAGGGCGAGCGCGGCGAGCCGGGAGTGCAGGGCGAGCGCGGCGAGCCGGGAGTGCAGGGCGAGCGCGGCGAGCCGGGAGATAGCACAACACTTGATCTCGACAATCCAGATTTCGTTATAAACAATATATGGGATGTAACAAACATACTGAACAACCCGGAAATGCAACCCGGCCGCTATGTTGTGCGTGGATCAGCAACTTATCCCATATCATCTACATCACCTCTGAACATTCCAAATTTGCGGAACAGAAGCGGCATACTAGATATCTCTACGCTAAGTTTAGAGATGGGCGTTGTCTGCGTAAAATTAACTATACCTACTGCCTACTTTGGGGCGGAATGGATTTTGATGTTTTGGGCTGAAGAGGCGGATTGGGATGAGGAATGGAATGCAACAGCATGGGCTTGGTCTCTCGGTGGCGAGTTCCCGGTAGGCGTAATCAATCAAACATTTCAACCTAATCGCTCTGGCAATTTCGGCATGTACCCAGTGACCATCAATAATAATGTTGTTGGATTCGTGGATACCCAGAGCGTCGCCCGCGGGACGATTCGAACGATATTAACATCGGCAAACGCAGCAGGACATATAACGGATTTCAACACAGGGAATGCGATTCTACCCGGAACACACCAGCTCAACGCAACCGCTGTAATTGCTAACTCTCCACCATCGCTGCTTACTGGTAGCCTGATCCGCAATGCAGATGTCAAGCAACTTCCATCTAGCATGATCGATCAGGATGTATCTCTCCGCCGCTCCGCCGCTCCGCCAACTAGCGAGAGATGGACGCGGACACGAACAGCCGCACCCGTGACATCTTTTCTTGATTGGCAACCAACCACGGAGGCACTTGTTGGCACAGGCACCGCGTTTTCAGGAACCCTTGCGACTGGCGGGTCTGACGGTTGGAACGTCCGCCGCATTGGGAATCAATGCACATTGACCTTTAACCGCACCCATGCAGCTGGAACATTGGCGGCTGGTACAGTCATGATGGTGTTACCAGTCGGAATGAGGCCAACTGTTGCGACCTCGTTTGTTTTCCAAACATCTGCAAGTCAAAATGTCTTTGGTCGGGTTGAAACAAATGGAAACGTTGTTGCAACATCTGCAACCGCGTCCTCTACGTGGACGGCGGTGTCTGTCTCATATTCACTTGTTTAATGGAGGTGCACGATGGTTAGAGAAGCTGTTGTTATGGGAGCAGATGGTACTCCAAAAGAGTTTGTACTCGTGAGATTTGATCCTGTTTTAGAAGAAGTTGACACATCAGAGCAAAACATCAAAGCAATAACCGAACTTTGCAAACAGCATGATTGCACTGATAGAGAAATACAGTATGCCGTTGATACCGCATATCATTGTTTAGACGATTATGACACGAAAGGCGTTAATGTCCAGCGTGTTCAACAGGCATTAATTGATTATGCGCCGATATATGACTACCACGAGACGGGCGAGAACATTGAGACATGCTTATACTACGACTTGCTCCCCGGGGAAACCTTGGTGTTTAATGATCAGCTGCCATCTCGCGGCACAAGGTCTTTGAACTCTACTGATGTTAAATGGAACGAATTTGACGATCTTATTAGTGCGAAATCGGAGGAATCAACATGATTAGAGAGAACAGGGCGAAAATAGCAGCCGCTCTCGCTGAAAATTGCAGTGATGAGCTAACTGCACAGCGCGGCTACATTGAACTTGCGGAGCTCATGGAAGAACTCGGTGCGCCAAGAGATCACATCTCTGCAATCCGTGAGATTGCCGGGGATGAGCGGAATCACTCGCTCACAGAACTTGCGTTGCTTGCATTTTATGACCCAGACACAAAGATCGCGCCGGATGGCATGGATGTAGTTTTAAAAACGATCAAGAACCAACTGGGCTCTGATTAGATGAAATAGCTATTGCTTGACATATAGAAAGGATGAAGGGATGAAAAAGTGTGATGTTCTTATAACCGCTACAAAGTGCTTAGTGGTTCTCGGATTCGCTGTGGCATTGTCATGGATGGCCGTTTCTAATGGTGATTATACGGACATATTCAAGGTAATTGCCTTTGGTGTGTTTGGTTATTTTTTTGGTGAACAAAGTGGGAAAAAGCAGGCTGATAACTAAACCTCAAAAAACTGAAAGCGAAGAACAAATAACGCTGTTTGAGTGGGCTGGAATTCACAAACGAAAATATCCCGGCCTCGAATTGATGTTTCATGTTCCAAACGGCGGGGCACGGTCTAAATCAGAAGGAGCGCGGTTGAAGCGTGAGGGTGTAAAAGCTGGTATACCAGATATCTTTCTCCCTGTTCCGCGCGGCAGATATTATGGCCTTTTCATAGAAATGAAGCGATCTGGCAACTTATCCCGTCTGTCAAGGGTGCAATATGATATCCTTCAATCTCTTGCAAATCTAGGGTATGCGACGTTTGTGTGTCAGGGGTTTGAAGAAGCAAAAACGGTCATTGAAAATTATTACAAAGGCGGTGCAATGTGCGATGGCGAAAATCCTTGACAATATAAACGTAAAACTCTACGGGGATAATCGCGAGGCACAAAATGTTTGGCGCGTCAGCCAGTCCGAGCTTGACAGTTTGGATGACACAATCATGCAAGCGATTGAAAATGTCCGCGCAACACTTGCTGACGAAGTGGGGATATCGAACTGGGAACAAGTTTATGGCATAACACCAGATTTGCAGCTTGATTCGCTTGAAGATCGGCGAGATCGAATCTTAGAAGCGAAGCGATTACAGACACCATTTACCGAGCGGTGGTTACAGCAGACGTTGTTCGACCGAACTAACGATGATTCTATTTCTGCCGAAGTTGACTGGGAACGGCTTGTTTTGACACTCGCCTATCAAATTCCTGCAACAGAAAATGCAGAAACGTTCTTCCAGCGTCGAGTTGTGCGCGAGACGCTCCTTTGGCTTCGTCGCGTTGTACCAGCCAACCTAGTTATCGAAGCTTTTGATCGGGTCGCCCCAATGCGATTTGCAACGGGCAATGCGTTGAGTGGTTTAATTGTTCGTCGCAAGATTTGGGGGACTGGGGACTTGTGGGGAAGTGGTCATTATTGGTCGGAGAAAGAAACGGAGGCACTATAAGCGATGGCGGGAACTTCAAATCAAAACATTATAGCAATGTCAGTGGGCGGGTCTAATCAAGCGTCGCCTAATAGCGTCATCACCATTTTTCGGCGCGTCCACCTCGCACAACTTATGGGAGGGTCTCAATTGGTGTCACCTCTTCCGATCACGCATGTTGCATTTGGAAACGGCGGTGTTGATGGGGACAGAATCCCAACACAACCGTCAGAAGCTCAAATTGCTTTAAATAACGAGTTGGGACGATATCCAACGACTGTCACATTCCCCGGGTCGCCTCAAACTATAGCCCGTCACTCCGTCACTATCCCCGTTAATGATTTGGGTGGAGAGCAAATCAATGAAGCGGCACTTGTGGATTCCGTCGGGAACATACATGCGATACTTAATTTCTATGACAAAGCAAAAGATTTTGGCTCAATCATGGAGTTTATTTTTGAAGACAAATTCTACGGAGGTATCCCCTGTGGCTAAAAAGTCAAAGAAAAAATCTGATGAAACGATCATTGAAGCAACAACACCGACAGGTGTTTTGATTGGGCATGACAAGGATGGAAATTCTGTCTATGGAGAAGTTATTGATGGAAACGCAATTAGGTTTTTTTCCTACTCAGAATTTGGCGAGTTGCTCGGTGCAATTGCTCCAAGTACAATTGTCCGAAATCCGCTAATCATAAATCCAGACCACACATATAATCCTCAAATGAACGAAATTCTTGATCTAGTTGACCCGGTAGACGCAACCCAGATCATGAACCCGCGCATGTCGCAGATTATGAACAATGTAGATTATGTTAGTCGCAATCTACATGATTTTTCCGTTGACATTACTTACCGTTTGGATACAGAGCATTATACCAAGGCACAGACAGATCAGCGTATTTTTGATGATATCCACGCACACGATGTCAACCTCGCTGCACACGGATATCTGATAGGTCAACTGACCTCGCTTGCAAGTCGTGTACATAACCTCGAGATGGCACTAACTGGAATAAGCACAAACCTATTTTCAATAACGTTTGAGACGTTAGATGGTCTTGAGGTGTCCGGCGTTTGGAATAGAGGTCAAGGGAGGATTGAATTTTAATGCAGAGATTATCTAACTTTGCTCCGGGTCAATTTGTCATGGTGTTAGAAAATAACGTGTTGCAGGATTTTTTCGTTGCACAGCACGACTACCCGACAGCTGGAAGTGGTCGTACACTGCTCGTACGGCGTGATCATTTAACCCCTCACGTATTCAACACTGCTAATCTCCAAAACAATTACTCTACGAGCAATGCTGGCAGTTGGCTTGATCAGACGTACGTCCTAACGCTTCAGCAGAATTTGCAGCCCCATATTTCTGCGGTTGGTATAACATCGGTTGTAGGGCACAGTCACCCAACGTTACCCCCTTGGACTAATCTGCTCCTACAGCGACGCGCCTTTTTATTGTCAGCTACAGAGTTCGGATTGTCTGATAGCGCAGTAGGCATCGAAGGTTCTGCTGTTCCGATCGCAGCACAGTTGCGCCCCGTTGGAAATTCTGCAAATAGTCGTCAATGGACACGATCATCGTTTCTAGGCGCCCCGGCGAATACCCGCGCGGCTACTGTACAGGCAAATGGAACACTCTTTGGTGCGCCAGTTACGCAAACGGCGGGGCTTCGTCCGGCATTCACGCTCCCCTCCGCCATTGCTGTAATGCCAAGCGGGGAGATTGTCCCGAACCCTGCGCCGACAATCAATTACTCTGGGGATATCAACCTCGGAAATGTGTTTGCTCCTAGAAATGTAGGGTACACCGTTACAGGTGTGGCAGGCGATACGGTAACCGTCACTGAGCGCCTAGATGGTGCTATCACGAGGAGATATGCGGTGACATTAGGGGTCACCCAGAGCTTCCAAGCTCTGGGTGACCCCCTAGAGTTCATGACGATTTTAAACGGGGAGCGCACACTCACCATCGAGGCGACCACTAATAATACTGTCGGCGCCCAAGATGCTACGCCTGTCAATATAACCTTTACTAAAATCGTTCACAGTGGCTGGATATCTCTATCTAATGCGCTTCCCGCAGACGATAGACCAGAGGTAATACGGCTGTCAATAATTGGTCAACTAATCGATGCAGAATTGAGTGTATTTGTTTGCAACAATGGAAATGATGCGCTTCCAACATGGGAAAATGCTACCGATGCCGTCGTTAGTGGGATCAACTATATATTTTCGAACACAACAAAAACCGCTACGAATTGGGGTGTTAATGTGTCCGTTGATTTTGGGCGTGGGGCTAGCAATACGCCCGGATATATTCAATCTATACAGGGGGCATTTGGGTAATGGGCATTAATCATATTGAGACCAGTCTCATCGAAGCACGAAAGTCGCGAAAAGCTGAGCGGCAGCTGCAAGCTGTCGGGTTGACCGCTTTCGTCGCACTAGCACAGTCTGAAATGGTCGACGACACAACTATCACAGAAAACGCAGACCTGTTCTGTGTGTGGGACGAAAACTGGACAGGCCATAGAGGTTCCATTGTATTCGATGACGGAGCACTATTTCGCTCTATCCACGACGTAGGGTCTGGGCAGGCCACTCGTCCCAGTGAAACACCGTCCATGTGGACGCGAATCGGCAATCCCGGTGACGAGTGGCCTGAGTGGTCGCAGCCACTAGGTGCACATGACGCATATCCACTTGGTGCACAAGTCACGCACAATGGGTCGCGGTGGACATCTGATTTAGATAACAACATTTGGGAGCCGGGCGTGTTTGCTTGGACTGCGGTAACGTAGAAAAATTTGGAGGTAAAAACATGTTTGATGTAGCGGAAACGTTGTTAGTGATCCCAGTAATTACAGGATTAATTCAGATTATCAAGATGATCCCAGTGTTTGAAGACCAAAAAGCAAGAGTATGGCTTCCGTTTTTGTCGTGCGCTTTTGGCGTAGTCGCTGGAATTATCCTAGCATTTGTGGTAGATCATGAGCTTTCAGTCGGGCTTGTGATCCTCCATGGGATTATGCTTGGGCTTAGCGCAAGCGGACTGTATAGTAGCGTAGTTGCTGGTTATTCCGGGTACCAGGGCGCGAGAAAATACCTTGGAGGAGATTGATTATGAGCTTTAACACTCCGGCAGTTAAAACATATTCGTTGCGCAGAGACGGTGACAAACAGCTTTCCCCGAATTTTAGAGTTCGTGAGTTTGCAAGCCGCGATGGGTCTGATAAAATCTTGATTTGCGACAACCTTGTTAGAATGTTGCAGACCATACGAGATCATTTCGGCGTTCCTGTTTCAATCACAAGCGGCTATCGAAGCCCGAGACACAATGCCGCCGTAGGTGGTGCAAGTAATAGCCAGCACGTTTTAGGGACGGCGGCAGATATCACGGTGCGCGGAATAACACCGCGAGCTATCGCGCAATATGCGGAATGGCTCGGAGCGGGGGGGATTGGGCTGTATTTGCGGTCAAATTTTACCCATGTAGATACCCGCCGCGTTCGGTCGCGATGGACACAAAATGCGAATGGCATTGTAGTAAATACACCCGGCGGATTTCCGGGATTTATTCCACCCCCACCAACACAACCAGAGGAGGACGAAGACATGGCAATTGTTAATGAGCTTAGAAAAATACAAGGTCTTGAAAACGTAACGGCTACAGAGGTAGCCAACTTGCTTGCGTTTGCACTCAGACACCCAAATCCGACAGGTGCGGCAGAGAAAGAGTTCGATGAAGCTGTAAGAGCTGGGATTTCAGATGGCTCAAATCGTAGCGCGGTTGCTCCGCGATGGCAAACAACATTGATGGCTTATAGAGCCAGCAAAAGGAATAAGTAACGGTGTTTGATATGAAAAAGATGGAGGGCATTGAAAAGATGTTCTCCATCTTGAAAACAATTGGGATTTTTATTGCTGTCCCAGTCGGGGCGTACATCCTTTTTAGTGGTCAATTGTCAAACATAGAAAATCGGCTAGAGAACATTGAGCGTCAAAATTATCGGATGGAAGAAGCCCATGATGAAAATGTAGAGTATGTACGATCAATTGCAAATCGCCTTCTGCGCCTTGAGGTCAAAGTGAATAGCATGAACGGCGATACTGTTCAAGGCATACTCATAGACATTGCGACGCTACAGGCACAGCTAGACGGCATGTTGCCGTGTGAATAACAGAGGGGTGACACAATGGAAATGCATGATACTGAAAATGCTATGCGGAAGCTTTCGGAAGATGACGGCGCGTTTAGCGCGTTGCTAGTATCCATGATGAACCGTATGCAGGACAAGGCAGATAAGAAGGCACATAGGCAAATAACGATTATCTTTACGCTGATCGCGGCGGTCTTCTTGCAATTTGTGCTTATGCTCGGTGGTTTAGTTTGGTTTTTTAATAATGTTGAGCAAGTTGATGATATCACGCACGAGATTGAAATTGAACAAAACCTAGATTGGAAAGGCGATGGTGGTAGTCCGTCTGATGTAAATGTCGTCATAATACCGACGCAAGGTGATGATTAATGGCTAAAATGTCTGCTAGTCAATCTGTAAGGATCACAACAACGCGGCGGCGGGGATTTCGCCCCCGAAACGGTCAAGCGAGATTTCGTGTCAACGTAAATCGCGGCTCGCGATAGAAACAACATAATGTGGATAACTTTCTCACATTTTCACATAGTTATCCACATTTAATCATCCCACGGCGGAGAATCGCCACCAGAATGTCGCTTTTTTCGCTTTGCCTGTGCCGATTCACATTTTATCTTTTGCTTCGGGTGCTTCTCCGGCTGTATGTCTGTGGTGGAATCGGTGATAAACAGATTGTAATCAGGCGCGTTTGAACCTTCAATTTTGTATTTATTTGTCATCATTACTAGATGTATATTTTTCTTTGTTGGGTCGAGCCAGTTTATATTCTCCCTATCAAGAGAAATTGATATATACGAATTGCTCTTTCCCTGCTTCTTCCAAGCCGCGCCGACCTTGAGCACAAAGATACCCCCTATTTATAGTTTTTTCTCTCTACTGCTGAGGCTGATTAGAGAGTGCTTTTTAGTTATCGTTTTGGTGAGTTCCAGCGAAATAGGTAAGCCCAAGAAAGGGCTCACCTGTGTCATCGCTTCGGAGCCGTCCCGAGCGTCTACAGTCCAAAATCAACTTATCGCGGTAGTACGCCCAACCGCATTGATCTTGATAAAAAGCCGGGGCTACGCCCCCGCACATCCACCTCTGATTTTTGACCAACAGGGCATAGCAAATTTGCTCTTTTGGCGTGGCGAACCGACAAACCACAGTTGACGAGCCCCGCACATGCAGCGGCACGAGTTGACGCATTGCGGCGGCTCAACCAAACCTTATCGTTTTTATACTGGACGATTTGCAAATCCCAGTTAGTATATGGATTTACATCTTACATCATATAGACCGATGTTGTAAATACTAAAATGACAGTTTTGTGCTAGATTTTTGACATTCTCGCAATTGCACAAAAAAACAGTGTCCAAAATAACGTACACTGAGCATTCCCCGCACTTTATACGCAAAGAGGTGAAAGATTGAACAGAAAAACAATTAAAAGTGCGCTTAAAAAATCAACAAAAAAGGATTTTTCACATCTTGGGGACGCGTGCTTAACTGATGTTATGGTCGATATCATGAATCTCATGTATAAAGGGTACCAGCCAGAAGATTACCCAGATAATGAAGTGCTAAAGCGATATAGACGCGGACAGCGATTGCGCGTTTTAGATATATCAGAAGCATTAAATGTTAGTGAAAGCCTTATTTTGAGACACCATGCGGAAATGCTCGATAAAATACACCGCTCCGGGTGGTTGCAAAAATGGAGGGCGCAACATGGCGGGGATGAATAGAGCACAGCAGGCCAGAAAAAAGCGGCTTGAGCGGTTTGGCGCGAATCTCCAAGATAGAATGTCTACCTCATACATGGATGTTCGGCGGCAAGTTGGCGCGACGATCAGAGAGGTGTACAGCAATATTGTGGTTCACGCGG